GTGACGGGCTGGCTGCGCATGAGGAATCTGTTTCGATCCAAGCTGCCCCCAAGCGTGACCGTTGGACGTCACACCTATGGGGTGAGCCGGAAGAAGGTGCTTGGAGCGTCTGCCGCCACTCCGTTGGCCCTTGGGGCGTTCTGTTCGGTCGCCGGCAACGTGAGCTTTGAATGTTCCGGGGGAAGCCACGTGCCTTGGGCTGCAACCACTTTTCCGATCCACAGCCGCATGATGAACGCGACCGATCTCAATTCGCACGGCGGCAAACCCGTCGGCATTACCATCGCCAATGATGTCTGGATCGGCCGCCAAGCGCTGATCATGCCAGGCGTCCACATCGCGGATGGCGCTATTGTTGCGGCCGGCGCCATTGTCACCAGGGATGTGCCGCCATACGCGATCGTCGGCGGGGTCCCGGCCAAGCTTATCCGGTATCGCTTTTCACAGGATGTTATTGCGAAATTGCTGGCGATCCGGTGGTGGGAATGGAGCGACGAGAAGATCAAGCAGGAGGCTGCTTTTCTCACAGGTCCCATCGAACTCTTTATCGAGCGGCACGCCAGCATGGCGGCTTAAGAATGCACCTTGTTTGCGGGAAGTCGAAAAGACGGTAGCCACCTTGGGGGAAGCGGCCAACTATTTGTTTGGTCGGAGTGGCCGGATTCGAACCGACGACCCCTTGACCCCCAGGAAATAGGGCGCAACGCAAATTGTTGTCTAGGCGCATTGCGTTAGGCAGTTTTTGGCTTTCGGGTTCGGGACTTTGTTCGGGACTTCGCGGCAGAATTTTGCAGCGACTCCATTGCAGCCGCCACCTCCTCATCAAGGACATGAGCGTATCGAGTCGTCGTCTTGATATCGGCATGAGAGAGGGCTTTCTGTACCATCTTCAAATTGCCCGTCGCCCGCAAAAGCTTGGTGGCGAGGTCGTGGCGGAAGTCATGAAAGCGGAAGTCTTTAACGCCGGCAGCCTTCCTAATCCGCTTCCACTGTGAGGTCAGGCCACTGTAGGTGATCGGGTAGCGTTGGCCTTTGATGTGTTCCTTGCCGTCGCCTTTGTAAGAAGCATCGGCCTTGCGTGTCCGCTTCGCTTGGTAGGTGAACACCCATTCCTTGTGATGACCACGCAACGGAAGCAGGATGGCCCGCACAGCGGAGGTGAGGGCGGTTTTGACCATGCGGCCACCCTTACCTGTCGTAACAATCCAGCCGGTCTCCCAATCGACTTCGCTCCAGCGTAGCAGGCACTCATCCAGCCGCAGACCGCTTGCGCGCTCGAATTCAAAGACTGGCGTGTAGTCAGATCGGGTTGCCAATCGCAGCGCAGCGCTTTCTCCCGCCTGAAGTTCGCGAACTCGTTCTCGTGGCTCGGCAATGAAATGATCACGCCAGACAGGCTCGGCGGGGAACGTGTGCCGCCATGTGCGCTTGGCGCGGGTAAACATCTTCTTCAAGACCAACGTGGTGGACCGGTTTACGGTGGCAGATGAGACCAATCGCATTGGCTTGCCATCCTGCGTTTCCGACTTGCCCCATGCGGTTTGAGAGCGGCGCCACTGGACTAGCTTGGCGACGTCATCGTCAGTGATTTCCACAAAGAGCTTGCCAGGGCCGAAGTAGTCGACCAAGCGACCGAGATCCGTCCACGTCGTTTTTGAATTGGCGTGGCGCTGGCCAACCTCAAGCCAATAACGGGCGGCTGCATCATCCATTGTCAGCGGGCCACCCTTAGCGGCACGGGCTGCCTGAACAGCCGCCTTGGCTTTCGCACGATGGTCCCGCTCTATTCCGCGTGCGTCGCGCTCATTTTTGCTGCCCGTAGAGCCATGAAACCGCTGCCCTGCGAGTTGGAAGTCGTATTGGTAGAACGGGCTGTTTTTGGGCTTGTAGACGGACAATTACGTGTCCTCCTCAATTCGATGAATCTGATCACGTCGTCTGGTAGGAAACTCATCCGGGGGCGCACCACACCGCGGCCCGACGGGACGTAAGGAAGCTCTCCTGAAGTTACGTGGGCAAGCAGGGTTTTGGTTGTGATGCCCAACGCCGCTGCAGTCTGTTTCGATGTCCACAGCAATGCATCTGGAGTGTTATCGTTAGCAGCGTTGCGGCTCATGCTGTTTCTCCTCAGCGCACGCGTGAACGCCCATTGGGCGGTAGCAAAAAGCCCGCGCGAGGCGGGCCTTTCATTTGCGATATCGCATGGTTCAGAGGTTGACCCCCCAGACACTCATGCCGACTCCGAACCCCTCTCCATCTGTCGAGCCGCGCTGACTGCGGCTTCATATTCGGGAAACCAACCGATCGGATTGGCTATGTACGAAAAGCCACGGCGGTGGTGCGTCAGTAGGCCAATAGAATAGCCATCCACCTTGTAATTCTTATTCCCCCAAAACGTGCCGGCTGGCGGCCTTTCTGGCTCGCAGGCAACACGCTTTGGCGCAAGGTGAACGGCCACCTGTTCGGTGGCTGCAGAGTCTACTATCGTGTGATTCATGCCCCAAACCCTTGTTGATTGTTTGTAGCGGAATCGCTACAATGTCTCAACAATACGCCGTACCCTCAGAACGTCAAGAGAATTCGCAGATGCATCCAATACAATGCAAAATGGCAAGGGCAGCGCTCGGCTTGGGAGTTCGCGATTTGGCTAAGTCGGCCGGAGTGGCAATCAACACGGTAACCCGGTTCGAACGGGGCGAGGAACTCTTGCCGCGGACACTCCAGGCTATACGCGCCGTTTTCGAATCCGCTGGTGTCATCTTCCTGGCCGACGGCGAGACGGTCGAAGGCGGGCCGGGTGTGCGATTGCGCACCTGAGAACGCTCCAGGACGCCCGACGAATACCGTGAGAAGTGGGGCTTGTCTCGCGATTACCCCATGGTCACGCCGAACTACGCCGCGAAGCGATCGGCGCTTGCGAAGGCGTCTGGTCTAGGTCGGAAGGCTGAGGGTTAGGCGTAGTCCGATCCCCACATGACGTAACGGAAAGACTCAGCTATCAGTGAGCCGCGGCGGACATGATTACCGTCCGGCCGGCGCTGATCAGGCAACCTCCCACTGCAGCGCCGGCCATTTTCCTCGAATGAAATCGTCAATCACAACCTTGCGAAGGCGAAAACTATGGATGGCTGCGACCCTTGAAAACAACACCACGATCGTTCTTCCATGTTTTCGTGGAGCCCAATCTTGAGGATTACCTGGCGGAACCCGACGACGCGCGGCGCGGGTTCAATGCTTGCCTGTCGGCCTTTCAACTCGCGGATATCTTCTATGCATTTTATGAACGCGAGAATCCGGCAATGGTCGCGCAGTGGCCAAATAAGGAGAAACTTCTAAGACACCTATGCAGTCTGGAGCCGAGCTTCCTCACGATTCAAAGTGTCGCCACGGTCTACAAGCACCTATACGCCATTAAGGGCTTCTACGAAGTTGGCACACCGGGAGCGCTATGGGGTGTGAAGATTCCGGGGGAGGATATCGAGATAGAAACCGATTTTCAGGGCGACGACAAAGGAGATGTTCTTGTGCGTCGCCGGGACGGCAGCGTCGTGTCCCTCACCACTGCGCTACGACGGGTAGTTGTCGAAATGTGGCCGACCTTCCTGCCGATTGAGGATGATTAGCGCCTCTTCGGCTTCGGCGTGATCTCCTCGATCTGCGCCTTAACGCCATCCTGCACCATCACCTGTTCAAGCGCCTCTGCGGCTGCCCTGTCCTTCGTGGTCAGGATCGTGCGCCAATTCGGCTTGTCGAACACGCTGACGATGTAGGTTGTTGCGGGCTTTTCAGGCATCGCTAAAATATAGCCGCTGCCCGCACCTGCCGTCTATCGTTCGAAAGTCGGCTTCCAGTCACGGTTGCGAGCCCTGTTGAGGCCCTCATAATCGGGAATACAGGTGAAGAACACCGGTCGGCGATCGCGGCCGGCAGCCTTGCATGACGAGCATCCAAACATCCCGACAATATCCCAGTGCATGGCACCATGATCCGGCCCGAGCCGGTCGATCAGCGCCTGAATGTCGAGCTTGGTCGACTTCGCGCACATAGGATGCCCGCAGTTGACGTATATGGATTCGTTGTCGGCAAGGGCGTCGGCGAGTGTATGGGGCATCTGGCGATCTCCGTTTGAGGGGTCGCCGCAACAGGAGGATTATATTCCTCAAATTATCAAAGATCAAAGCGCAGCCGGAGTGGATACCATCGACGGGCAGTCTGGCATCATGACGGGGAGGATGAGCGTTTAAGCCCTTGATATCGGTCCCCGAGAGCGACCAAACAATCTGCAAATTCTACGAGGCTATCGTTGTAGTGACTGATGTCTCCGATGTAACGCAGAGCTTCGGCATGCAGATTGTGGTCGGCAGCATTCCCCCGCGCCAGATTCATTTTGTGCAAGTCGTTGACGCCAATTTCCAAGCCCGGCATCGCGAAGCCTAGACCCTCGTAAACCTGCGCCATTCTCGGCCCGAAAAAATCCGCAGCAGATTTCACAAGCGTCATATTGACGGCGATATTGAACCGCTTTCCGAGATTGATGAGGGCGTCGATGTCGTCCTCACTTGGGCGGATCGTACCACTTTCCAGATTTGCCTTCACCTTTCCGGTGGTCGCCGCGATGTCGCCAGCGAGACGGCGATAGAAGTGGTCCATGTGAGCGGCCCGCTCGACGGCAAGGATGTCGCGGCGGAGGGTCAAGGCGTAGATTTCGTTGTGACGCTCCAGCTGTTTTGCGTCAGTGCGGAACATGGCAAAGACTGTCAGCAGCGCGGCGCCTATGGCCATCAGCCCGGCGAAAAGCGTCTGCCACATGTATAGCCATCCGTTGACCCCTGGTTGCGCTCCCCAGATGGCCCCCATCTGAAAGCCGATGAAGAGAAGCGTCAGGCTGATGGCCAGACGAATGGCATTGTCGATCGTGATCACGAAGCACCCACATAGCCCTGGCTAATAGATGTGCATCGCGAAGGAGATCCGCAATGCAGATCGGTCTGGCTCCGGCATCGGACAATTTCTCCGCCGCCGCCAGTACATCCGTGGTCACCGACGGCGCCATGGCAAGCCCAAGCGATCTCTAAAACGGCCAAGCCAGCGCCAACACGACGCCCGCGGAGAGCATGCGAGCTTATCGACCATTGAGTGACCTCAAGCCATCGCGCACGCCCATGGCAGTCTGCCTTCGCAGTTCGGCCAGGCTTTCCTTGGATGGCGACACGCCGCCAGGGATGCTGATGTATTGTTTGATTTCTACAGGTCGCTCGCCTCCGCCAGCGGACCTTGACGACCCACTGCGCTGATCGCTGATCTGGTCATTATCGGCAATGATGACCCGCTCGCTCGGCCTCTTGAAGAACTCGACCTTTTGCGTGTCGCGAGAGTCGCCGCCAATTATGCCGCCTGTAGCCATGCCGTAGACAATGCGACGCGCTATTTGCTCCGGCGTGGCGCCGAGTCCCTGCGCGCCATAGCCAATGTTGCCGCTGCCGACGATTCCGGCAGCCGCAAAGTTTGAGTTCCATGTGGCAAGGACTTTCCGGTATTGCCGGGCTTTGTCATCCAAGTTGCTGCCTGACGACGACGACCCGCTGCTGACGGAAGACGACGACCCGCCGCTATAGCTGCTTGTAGTCGCCCACTTATCGACACCCTCATAAGTCTTGCGGGTGTTGGCCTCGATGTTCATGAACAACTGCCACATGCGATCGGTCTCGCGCGTGGCTACCTGTCCTGTGAAGGCGGATTGCGGGTTGGCAAGTGTCATTGACTGAGCGTTCGGGATGACCGTTCCGGCCGATTGAGGCATGACCAGTTCCGGGCCTTTTTCGCCAACCCAATAAGGTGTGTTGGGCGAGATTGGACCGCCGGCTGCACGCTGCGGGTACATGGCATTAACCTGCGCAAGCACCCTCGGGTCTTGATAGGTCTTGGGCTGCGTGTAGCCCCACGAATTGGTGGAGGTGTTGAAGATCGGAGTCGAGGAGACCGCTGGGCCGTTCGAGGAGTAGCGCGTGACGCCTACGCCGGTAGTGCCGCCTGTCTGGTTCGGTACATCGTAGGTCGACTGCGTGCCGGTGCCGACTTGGCGCGTGACCACCGTGACGGTGATTGTCTTGTCGCGCAGAGCGTTGACCGCAGCGCCCAACTGGTGGACTTTGCCAGTGTCGGCGTCCAACATCATGCGGGCGCGGACTAGCGAGTCGATGAACCTGTCGACCGCTTCAACGCCCAGACCACCATCGACCAGGGTTTTGCGCAGCAGGTCGACCCCTGATGCCACATCGCTGGCTTTGGCGTTGCCGGTGCTCATCGCGTCGAAGAGTCTGTTGATGATCCCAACGGTGTTGCCGAGAGCCGCGTTGGCGCCCTCGATACTGTTCACATCGCCGAAGAAGGCCTTGATGTTGTCCTTGCCGCCAGCCGAGGCAAGGGCCTCTTTCAGCGTGTCGACCTCCGTCGTTGTGTCGCGGAACTGCTTGGTAAGGTCCAGCATCCCTTGAAGCTGGTTGCGGCGGGAATTCTGGACGGCCTGCTCGATCTGTTCGAACTGACCCAGCGTGGCCTGGATAGAGCCGCTGAGGCCGCCAAGTGACCGCGTCACACCAAAACCGCCAGAGCCGCCGCCCATGTCGCCAAACAATTTGGCAATCGTCGTGTCGGCGTTGCCCGCCTTCTCTGAGACATCCTTGAACCCGGCAGCGATGTCGGCAAGCGTCTTCACTGCGTGGCCGCCTCCTATGACGTCGCTGACGGTGCCCTCGGCCTTGATAGCATTCTCGAGTTTCGCCGCCTGGTTGGCGGTATCCTGCAATGACTTCGCGAAATCCCTAGCCGTATCTGACAGGGTTGGATCTACGCGCAGGTGACCTAACGTTGCCTGCAGATCGATCGCATCCGTCTTACCTTGCGTGATCTTTTCAGAGATGTCGGCGAATGCCTTAGAGCCGACAGAGCCGGTAAGGGCATAGTCACCGCCCAGCACCTTCAGAATCGATCGCCATCTTCTGCATGAGAGACGACATGGTCTTCTGTGCGTCAGCCATCTGGTCTTTGAGATCAGCATTGGCAACCGATTGCGGCATCTTCGCCGCCTGTTCCTCGTATTTTTCGCGGCCTCGGCAGCAGCCGGGTAAGCTTTGGCAATCTCGTCAATCAACGTCTTATGGTTCTGAAGCACCTCGTCCGCTGACTTGATGTCTTCCCGCGTCGCGAGCAAATAGGCGCCGACAGCCGCAGCCGCGGCCACGCCCGCCCCTGTGAGCAAGCCGGGGATTGTCGTGATCCATGTTCCGAATGCCGCGCGGACGCCGGCAGTTGCAGCAATGATGCCCTGAGGACCGCTCATGGCGTAGCTGAGATGGTTGGCCTGCTGGGTCAAAGCCTGCATCGGCGATGCGCCAATGGCGATGCTTTCCGCAGCGGAGCGCGCAGAATGGCCAAGCGAAGCCCATTGGGTCGCGCCAAGCTTCGCAGCGGCTGCACCCTCTTCAACAGCCACAGCGGTGCCGAGATGCTTGGTGCGCGCCAAGTCCATAACGCGGTTGATTTCAGCCTGGTCAACGCCGAGCTTCTTCGCTGCAGCGTCGGCGGTCAGTAGCGCGCCCTCCATGCGCTTCGTTGCCTGGTAGGCAGGGTCGACGCCAGCCTTAAGCCGCTCCCAAGCCTTGGCCGTCGAGGTGATCGAGCCGGCTGTTCCGGTCATGACTGTAGTCTGCTTTTCCATCGCAACAGTGGCAGCGTTGGTCTGGTCGATGGTCTTGTCGTAGGCAGTTTGCGCAGCCTTCATGGCGCGCACGTAGGCTGCCGAGCCCTGCTCGGCCTGCCTCGCGTCAATGACCAACTCGGTAATAACGGTTTCGTCGGCCATCAGTGGCGCGCCTCCCGCGCATCGCCTGGGCTGAACATCGCGGTCGACTACTCAACTTGATGCGTAAGGTGATCTGGTCCAAGTCAGGGACGGCTGCCATTCTCGCCAAAAGTTCGCGCGCTGCGCGCTTCCTGCCGCTCTGAAAAAGATTGCTGGCGGTTCGAATGTCAGCCTTCAGGATGCGAACGAGTTCTTCGAAAGAGCCGACCGCGGCCGCGGCTGCGTTCATGCCTTCCACTGCACTGCCAAGGGCGTAGTGCATGCGCTCGAGTTCGTCAGCTAAGAGCAGCGCGTTCTCGGCAATCTGGGTCTTCGTCATAGATTTGTGCGCGGCTGTGAGTTGGTCGCGGGCTGTGATCATTTACGGTTACTCCTAAGTGCCGAGAGCGGATCCGGTTCGAAAACCGACAAACCAGCGGCTAGCATCTTGTCTTGCAAGGCACCTGCATTGGGATCGCGGCGGATGCCTTCGGGGTGGGCAATATCAGCGAAGGCCGGGGCGGTTTCCCATGGCTTCAAGTTGAGGGCCTGGGACTGCACGCAATAGCACGCGAAGTGCGCTACCTCGTCCCAGTGGCGATCCTTCAGCATGCTGTCGAGTTGCTCTGCCCGGCTGCGGTCGCGTGAGGCAATTTCCATGCAACGTTCCAGTGCTTTCTTATCCTTAGCGTTCATCGTTCATCATCTCGTACGCGGAGGGTTCCCAGCCGCTGTTGCGGTTGCGTGCTGCGGTCTTCGGATCTTGCTGGGATTGGGGCGTCATGCGCAGGGAACGAGCCGCCGCCGATGCTGCGCGCGACTCCCGCTCTCGCATCTTCAACAGCCGGTCGAACCGCTCCAGTCCGCCTTCCTTCACCAGCCATCTCGGGTTGAACTCGGCGACCATCTTGGACAGATCGCGGGCCGACACCGAGTGGCGCACATAGCCAGCGAGAAGCTCTGCGTTTTCAGGACGAAAGAAGCCAGACGGCATGCACGCCATGACGTCGAACCACATTTCGGCCTCGGCTACCGACAGGCCTTCCGCCGGTCGCAACGTGGTCGCCTGACCGATGTTGATGGTCTGGATTGCCAAACTTGCCGCAGATTTTCTGCCTCGCGCTGCCATGAAAAAACCTTCGTCAGAAACAAAAAAAGTGGACGTTTTGAAAAGGTGAGGGACCCATCGGTCGCAACCCAAAGGCTGAAAAGGGGTCGATGACCCTGTACCCTGGGTTGCAATCACGCTGCCTCGAGGTAGCCCACGAGATCCCAAACATCTTGCACGTCAGTCGCAACGACCATGGCAGTCGCATACCGCTTGGAAATCTTCAGCGTCTCTGGCGTGTTGATCGTGACGCCATCACCAGCAACGAATGTGACTTGACCTGTGCCGCCCTGCAGTACGGTGCGCGTCGTACCAGGCGGGAATGGCACCGACGCATACGGCGGCACGATGATCGACACAGCGCTTGCGCTTGTGGTCCGCACGAAGCGCTCGCGCGTCGACAGCGTGAAGCTTGTGCCAGCGAAGAATTCGACCGTCTCGGGAAGGTCGATGACGGCGCCTGCTTCGGCTCGAAGGTTGCCGCCATTGCGAACGATGATGGATCCGCCAGATTCGATGACGAGCCTGTCGCCGTTGCCATCGAAGTGAACCTTCTCTGTCATACCATCACCTCGACGTTGATCGCGCGCGACTTACCGCTGCGTCTGTCGACCTGGCTATCGTATGAAACGCGCTGGCCGACGCGCAGGCAGTCCAGGCCACCCGGCAAGGCAGTGACGTGCGCGAACAGATCAGCGCCACCATCATGGGGCGAGATGAAGCCGTATGCTGAACCGTCGATCCACGTGTTGACGGTCCCGGTTTGCCTGTCTTGATGGGGCATCTTTGTATCCTTGCTGCGAATTGAAAGGCCGGCGCCGAGGGTCAGACGCCACCTCGGCGCCGGATGGACACCCCGTCTCGGAATGCCCAATCTGGATCGTTACCGGCTGAGCTGCGCGAACTTGCGCTTGGCTGCGTCGAGGCGCGGCGTCTGGCTGGCCGATCTGCCTGTGATCAAAGCGCTCGAGTTGGCGGGCACACTGACGAAGCTGAATTCCAGCATCTCGCTGCTCGTAAACCGCTGCCCGCCGTAAGGCTTCGATGGATCGATCGGCACATACTTGAGCGGCACAAAGCCAATCGAAGTGCTGTTGATGACGCCCGCCTTGATCAGGCCATAGACCTCATCCGATTTGGCACTGACGCCTGCATCCGGGAACTGCACCAGGGCGACGAGTTTGCCGCCTTCGATACCGACGCTCAGACACTTCGCGATCGGATGGTCGGCATCGTGCTGCCACAAGACTGTCGGAGACTTGCGAAATGCGGTTAGGTCGATTCCGCTCTGGACGATGATATCGCCCATGCGGTCCACCTCGCCAGTGGAGACGACCGCACGGACCTGTCGGGGTCCGATGCCATCGCCGGCAAACTTTAGCACTGTTGCCACAAAGGAGCGTTTGATCTCGGCCATGGTCAGTTTCCGATCAGACCAACAAGAGGTCCAGCAACGGTGTTGCTGCCGAGATCGTGCACGTTGATGTCGAAACGCGCGGTCGCGCGGCAGCCTATCTGGTCGTACTCGAGGTATCGCTCCTCAGTCGTCTTCACGGTCACGCCGCGGCGGTCGCCGAGGGTTGCCGCCATGGATAGGTCGCCAAAGGCAATCATCACCTTGCCCGACTGATCGCCGCTGCCGGGCAGGCTGAGCACGGCTTCGATGAGATAAGAGCCGTACTGCAGGATCGGCTTCGGGCCGGTAGGCGTCATTTCAAGCCCAACGACGGTCGCGCCGAGGCGAACAAACGTCTGGCCGATTGCGTATGAACTCGCGTACCACTTTGCGTTACCCAAGGCATATTCAGGGCAAGCGGCAATAACTGTGCCCAGGTCGGCGGCCGTTAGCTCGGCGAACGTGTCGTTGTTGGTAGCCGCCACGATCTTCCCGGCGTCGTGGTTGCCATCGATGAGCTTTGTGGAGATCCCGACAATCCCGCCATAGGCGCCTGTGCCGTCACCATTCCAGCCGCAATCATCCTCAAGCTTTGAAATTGCGAAGGCTGCATCCTCGGCGAAGTCCTGGCCAACGTCGATCGTCTCGTCCTCGCCGAGTTCGCTGGAAATGCGAGACAGGGCTGCCGCTTTCTTGGCGTTAAGCGTCACGGAACTCCAAACGCGGTCCTGCTCTGCAATCGCTGCATTTTCGCCGACGAAGGCAGCCGTCAAACCTGTGTCGAGCCGCGGGAATGAGCGCGTGTCCGAGCCCATGCGCTTGATGTCGGCGTTGCGTCGAAACGTTCCGACCAGTGCGCGGATTTTGATGATTCCGGCCTCAACTTCGGAGGGGACAAGATAGCCGCCGATAGTGCCGCTAGTTTCGCCTTGCGCCTTCTCGATACGCACGCTGTTTTTCGCGCACCAGGCTTGTGCGACCTCGTCACCATCGTGCAGAGCCGCACGGAAAAACATGCCAGCCTTTAGGGCTGCCGCGTCGGTATCGAAGGCGCGGATGCGGGCGCCGGAGTGAAAATTCATTGGGCGATTTCCTTTTTGGTGATGATCCCGGCCGCGACCGCAGATTCGAGAAACGTGTAGACGCCGTCGCCGACGACAGGCGGTCCGAAGAGCGGACCCGACGTGACGTCGCAAATTAGGTTGGGGTTTGTTCGGGCAATGCGCCGGATGCGCTCCCGGAATTCGAATGCCGCGGCGTTGACGCGCCTCAAAGTGAGAACAGCAAGAGCGCGCTGCCGGACAATTTCCCGCCATTCGGCCGCCGATTCCTGCAGCATCTCTGCAGCAGCGATGCGCCTGGCCTGGTTCTCCTGTTCGGCAAGCGCGTCGAGTGCGATTGCGATGGCCTGGCGTTCGAGAACGATTTTTTGAAGATCTTCGCCAGGTGTTGGATCGCGATCGGCTGGGACCGCTGAACCATCGAGCAACGCTGCAGCCCAATCCCTCACGCTGGGTCCGACCGCAGGCAGTTCCGGTCGAATACCGGCCTGTTCTAGTTCGATCTGAGCGGCGAGCAGTTCCTTTTCGCGCGCTTTGAGGCCGCCCGCCCGGCGCTGGATTTCATCGAACTCACGCGCTGCGGGTGCTGCCTCTGCTTTTTTTGCGGTGGCCATCTCTATGGTCCTTTCAGAAGGGAAAACGGTACCCCAACCACCCCCGACGGGACGGCTGGGGTCGATCAACAACTGCCGTTGCCGACAGTCGGATTTCGGGAAGTGCGGGCGCACCCGAAGTGCACGATTGACCGCGCCCTGGCCTACTGGACCAATGAGCGCGTTACGCATGACGATGACGAGACGTCAGGCGCAAAAGAAAAGGGACGCCGAAGCGCCCCGATTTCGTTGTTGTTGCCCTAGAGGGTTTTCGGGTCCACGATTTGGCACATGGGCCTAAGCAGCCCTCATGCGACCAATGTCATTCGCCATCGCCAGTACCGCCCACCGGCCTGCCGCGAGCAGCTCGGCGCCCCCGCGTCTGTCCGCATGTCCGCCCTTCGCCCCGAAAGCCCTGCCAACGTCGGCAACACCGCCTCCTGCCAAGATCACTTCGATAACGGCATCGATCTCTGGAGGCGGATTGCACAGATCTGCGCGGTCGGGGTGTCGCACATCACCACGTCTTTTTCCCATCTTGAGATGGCCGAGTCCGCCCATCGCGCCAAGGAAGCTTGCACCCTCAGCGATCTCAGGAGGATGGAAGCTGAAGCGGCAGTGTGGGCTGAATTCGAAGTTTTGCCGCTGCGGCTTGATCGTAATGCGTGGCTGCTCGGCGTCTTCCCTGCCAGCCCACCACGGGCGTGGCGCGGGCTCTGGCTCTGCGTCGCCCATGCGTGGCTGAATGGCAGGTAGAGCGAGATACGCATCCAGCGAGCGCGGAATCGGATTCTTGCCGCGCGACCTTCCATCCTTGCGGCTGCGGTCGACGTTAAGTCCGGCTTCAATCGGTAGGTTATCGTTCGCGGCTTGCGGCAACCGCTCTCTGGCTACAAGCCATAGAGCGGCGGCGCCGGTGGCGTTGTGCTTCTTCATCCATGTCAGGGCCGGGCGCCCGCCGCGGTATCGGATCCGGATCGCCGTGCTTTTCTCCACCGGGTTGGCCTTCAGAATCGTGTCGGCAGCAACCAGCATTTCTTTACGAGTGGTCTTTGTCATCGGGTGGTCATCCCATTCGAGAAACCGGCCAAGCCGGGCAGTGCCATTCCGCAATAAGAAAACGGTGCATAACATCCTGCGCCGTACATTAGGTGTTGCTAATTCTTCTTTCCCGGCGTCCCAGTCCGGTGGGGCTTACTGAAGGCGAAATGCCAAACCGCGCAGCTTCCACCTCGCGCCATTTGAACTTTCATATTCCCGATGACGTCGCTGACGCTATCGTCGGGTATATCGGCTGCTCTGCTCCTGGCCGGATCATTTCAACCTTTGCTGCCGTTCAGTGGGTGCGAGATAAAGTTCCCGATTGTGAGATGTCCGACGATCAGCTCGAGCGGTGCGCCGTATTGGCCGCAGTCGACGAAAGCCTAGCCGTGCATTTCGATCGGCGAGGACGCCAGCCGGCTCCCTTTTCGAGCTTGAGCAGGAGCCATTGGCATCTTGTTCCCATTTGGCAAATCAAGGTGCGGCCTCGTCTGGCTACCCCCATGCGTGCCGTGGCTCGCCCCAAAGTCCGAACGGGTATCGTTCGCGGGCTTCCTGACCGGCACGATTCGATAGAATTCAGCCCAAGATAGCTTGCGAACCTGCGCCGTTTCGGCGCCGACCGCGATGGTGCGGGACATCATTTGGAACTCTAGGGAAAGGCGCTGTAAGCGCGGGCTCCGGCGCGGCCGGTCTTCATCGGCGCCAACGCGGCGACGGTCTTCTGTCTATATATAGCGCTTTCGCGCATCTTTTTCTGCCGGTCTGTTCACCCTACCTAGCGTCGAGCGCGCCGGTAAACACTAAAATAGTATTCTGAGGCGATTTTTTCCAGTCCACTCCACACGTCGTAAACAGGTGAGGAGCCGGGAAAACCGCATTTTATTTCAGCGCATGGCCCATAAAAGGCGGCTCGGTCCCGTCCGTCAAGAATTCAGTAAAAGCCGCATTGTGACTTCCCACATATTGTGTGTTGCATGTGTAGCCAACGGGTACCGGTGTGTCGATAAATCGATTCTCGTTGTTCATGAGGTGCGTCGATGGATATCACTGCTCTGATTGGACCAGCGGTTGTCGCGGCGGTCGTCTCGGGCGCAATATCATTGGTTTCAGCTACCCTTGCCGCCCGCAGCGCAAGGACGATGCATACCGAACGTCTAGCTGCAGATGCCGCATTGGCGGAAAAGAGGTATCTTTACGAACGAGCCCTGGCTGATTGGAAACGAAAGACTGATATCGCTGAGACGGTGTTGGGGGGCTTTTACAGGGCTCGATCTATCTTCCAAGCCGCCCGCCAACCTTTTGCCCGCAGTGGCGAAGGAACCACGCGAGAGAGGGGCGAAGATGAAACTGATGATGCGGCGGCTTACAAAAATGCCATTTACGCACCACTGGAGCGGCTCACAAAGGAGCTTCCATTTCTTTCAGAGTTAAATGCGCAGCGATATCGTTTCGCGGCGCTTTTTGGGAGCGATGGCGACGCTGCCTTTTCCCATTTGGTGACTGGCTATAATCGAGTTCAACATGCCACCTATGCGTTGCTGAACGACCGAAAGCCGTTGAATTCCGAACGCCAGGAGAAATATGAAGTTGTCATTGGTTGGGACGAACCTGACAAGGATGAGATATCGAAGAACATCGATTCCGCCGTGGCAACGATAGAGCGCCTCTGCAAGCCGGTCCTTTCTTCGCAGCCCTAG